AACTCTAGGTAGATCACAGCACAGCCAACGCCCTGTCCTGGATCAGTAGTTAGATCTACTGCAAAGCCTGAGTTGTGATCTGAGTTAGGGTTTTGATGAACGTGTGCTGGGCTAGGCAGTAGTCCATCTGATGCCTTGTTGCGCTTAGGCCATAGGGCCGTAGCCTGACGCAGTACTGCTATAGCAGCAGGTGTTGCCTTCTTTGCTAATGGGATCATTACTTCTCCGCTATCAGTTTGTATAGATCATCAATACGATCTTCAAGTCTCTTAACAGAATCCTTTAACGAGCTACCACCATTGGGTTTAAGTTCATTGAGATAGTGTTTAACTAACCAGTTAACTGCAGTCACGAAACCACCAATGATGGTTATTACTGCTACCGCTACTGTTGCATAGTCTTGTGCTTGCATTAGACCGTCCTGATCGTGATGAGGAGTGTTCCGCCGAAACCAGAGAATCTCTTATCCTCTGGGGTTTTGTTGATGAAGTCCATCTCTTCGATGATGCCTAGGTATTCTTCATTAGTTCTAAAGTCCTGAATACGGATGGTGTCACCAACATTTTCAATAGCTTCTAGTTGAGACAAACGATTGTAGGCAGATCCTTCATAGCCCACTTCGTTGCTGAACTTATCGCTCTCGTGGTCATAGCAGAATACTGGGTACTGGATCAGGCGCTGACGGGGAACTGCTGGCAATGACTTCAACTGATAGCCAGTAAATAGCGGTCCCTTGGTAGAGTCGGTTGCTGATCGAGTAAAGGTAAACTTAAATCCTAGATACTCTTGTGCAGTAGTTGGGTAGTTTACGTTGATCTCAGGAACTACTGTTCCTTGTGCAAAGGTACCAATATTGTACTCGGTATCTATTGAGTCAATAGAACTGATAGCGATACCACCATTAGTCGTATTGATACGAGCTTGTAGTAGTTTATAGATCTTAGTCTCAAGTGTGTTGTAGCGGATATAACCGGTACGTAGGTATCCACTTGCTACAAGGGTACTTTCAGATTCAATCCATATTCCATCACCTGGTACACCAAAGACAACTCTGTCGGTAGATCCAAGGAAGTCTGCAGATACTGGGTTAGCAGTCTCACCGCTTGCATAAACATCCCAAGCGTAGGCAAAGACAAGGCTGTTAGGAACTACAGGCTGTGATAAATCAATACGGATCAGACCTGATTCACCATCTTGCAAGGTTGTTACATAAGCAAAACTATCCTTAAAGGTTACGCTCTTGCACTCTGTATTCATTAGCAATGGTCCGTAGCTTACGTCACCATCGGCAGATACGACTGCAATTCTTACACCCTTACTGGTGCAAAGAACTCCAAAGGTACCAAGGTATACATCGAAAGCATTGAGTATTTCACCTTCTGGTAGATCAACTACAACGGTAGGTGTCTCTAGCGTTGGGAAACCTAGAGAGTTGGGAGTAGCAGTATCTAACGTGATCTTGTATAGAGATGATTGAGATCCAGCATAGCCACCAACATAGAAAGCAGCAGGTCCTTCAGATATGGTTGTCCATATCCAAGATGGGTTTGGGTGCTCATAAAGTGCAGTAGGTAGAGCGTGGCCACCTGAAGTAGGTGTCTTGTTGGAATCTAATTCGTATAGATCTCTATCAACTCCAGTTAGTAGACGTTGCTTTGCATAGCGCATTACTACTGTAGTTACTGGACCACCAAGATCGTAGATATGACCATCAGATGTGGTACCAAAGATATTACCTCTATGGATACGAGCATTATCTGCTGCGAAGTATCGAGTACCATCAGAAGTTAAGGACTTGAAATCAAGTGTATGTGGAGATGTTACTAATGTGTAGGTGGTAACAGTAGGTGTATCGCCACTCATAGTGAGTTTCTTTAGATCAGGTCCTTCAGTAAAGACAACTGCATCTACGTTATTAGTAGTATCTCTAGCACCAAATAAGGATAAGTTGGTTGCTGATGCAGGTTCAGCCCTGACTGTGGTGTTAAGTAGGGTTGCCTGTCCTCTAGTCCAGACATCTAAACCTTTAGATTCTGTGTACTGAAAGCGTAGCGACTCCTCTTGGATAGGCTCAAAATACTTAATCCCCGCGCCGAAGTGGAACGAGGATTGAGATCTGACCCACCAGCCGGTGAGTGTCTGCTCACCAGGCTCTCGCGTCTGGTCAATCTGTTGCTTGCGATACTGCGCTGTTACTCGACGATAAGGTTGTTCATCGGATGCTGCAATAAAGAACGGTAGCCCTGAAAAGGCTACATCGTAGAATGTTCCAGTCTGGGTATAGTTAGTAGATCCAGCAGGGTTGGAGAGTACATAGGGTATTCCCTCGGTGATGTCAGAGCCGTATGGCACGTTTACTCCTTAGTTGTTTGTTATTGCTGCGATCTCTTCACTTGAAAGTCCAAGTGCTGCTAACTTTGCTTGGGCGCTAGCCTTTGCTGATGCTTGTGCTTCACGTGCAGCATCTTCTTCTGCCTTACGTACTGCTGCTTCTTCTGCTTGCACTGCAAGTTCTGCTACTTCTGCATCAGTAAGTTCAATTTCAAGAACTTCACCAGTAGTACAGTTTACTTCGATTCGTATTGGATTAGGCATTTGATACTCCATATAGGTAGGCGGTTGAGTGTTCGGCAAAGTTTCCATCGGAAGTCAAAGTGATACGATTTATAGCAGATGTGTCAGACCAAAGATTAGCCGTCATCGCCGTAAAAGTTGATGTGCCATTGTTCTCTGGCACCATATCAACGCTAGAAGATTTGTTATTACTTCCAGCGTAATTTGGAATATACATATAACCATTTCCAAAAGTACTAGCCGTCGCATTAACTCCTGCCATATTTGGCATAAACATTACTGTAGCGCTTGATCCTGATCCAGCAGTAGAACCATCCCCATATACATAACGTGCCGATCTGTTGGCCGATGTGTTATTAAAAGTGACGTAAATAGTAGAGGTTACGGATGTAGTCGTGCCATCTCTACCTGATACTAATAAGACTAGATCCGTATAGGTGCTAGGTATGGAGCTAAAGTCAATAGAAGAAGCGCCACCTGATCCGACTGTAACGGCTGTGCCGATCTGAGTAAATGTAGGCATTGCTAGGCCGCCTTTATTCCGTAAAGTGTGAAGGTAGAGCCAACTTCAATGTTGGTACTGGTGGTTACTATATCAAGGCGTGTAATTGCAGCGGTGTTTCGCCACAATCCTACAATCGCACTTGTCCACCCACCTGCTGCATCATTTCTATTTAGAGTAGTTTTGAATGTGGTTGAGTTGCTATAATTTTGAATGTTAAACCTAAAGATAGGTTCATTAGAACCATTAGCATTACCATAAGATACGAATAAGCCTGTATCGTTTGTTCCTCTTGTTGAGGAAGCCGTGCTTCCATCTCCTGCTAAATATGTAGCAGAATAGTTAGAACCAGAGTCATTGTTAAATCTTAAAAGAGCATTGTTATTTCCACCAGAAATAGGTTTCATATATGCAACTAACACCAAATCTGTGTAAGCAGAACTAATGCTGCTGAAAGTAACCGTAGAGGCCGCAGAGCCAAGAGTCTGAGTCGCTATCTTGTCATAAGTTGATGGCATTGTTACCCCTTAATTCCATATAGTGCAAATGATGAGTGTTGAGTGAAACTACCACCCGTAGGTACTAAAGAGATTGAAGTGATTGCTGTTGTAGGACTAGGATCAAACCCCGAACTTATACCTACATATCCAGACCCATTGGCATCAAAGCCCCAAAGAGTGCGAACTACTTTAGTTTTATTTGTATTTTTGTAATCTAAAATGTCTATAATGTGAGTGCCAAAAATGTCAGTATTAGTTTCATAGTAGCCAGCCATTGAGTTATTATTATTTGCTCCAGCTCCTACACCTGCACCGCTGCCCTGTAAATAATGTCGCCAATAACTGCCTGTTGTTGTGACTCCATTTATCTCTACTTTTATCTCGGCAGATGAAGAAATACGATAAAGGCTTCTAATTTGTAAATGAGTATAAGTACTAGGGATTGAGGTGAAGTCAATAGAACTACTGCCGCCTGAACCCACAGAAACAGTTGAGATCGATTCATAAGAATTGGTTGCCAAAGATGGCGCAAATAATCCGTAGGCAGATGCTGAAAGACCGCCTCTTGCTCCTAGTATCGGACTCATAGATTATGCAAACTTCGTTTGGCTAGCAAAGACTGTATAGGTTGGTGTTGCTGCTGTCTTAACTACTGTATAGACATAAGCATCAACAGATGATGCGTTGCCTGCTGCTGGCGCTGTTCCACCCTGCCACTTTGGAGTAACAGATGAACCGTCAACTTGCACTGCGCTGTTGTAATAAGCAGTTGCACCCTGTGTAACTAGGTGGGTAACAGTGATAGCATCTCCTACGGCAAGCAGTGAACTAAGCGTAGTGCTTGAATTACCACGTATATTGAGCGTCCAGTTAGCAGAGGCATTAGTTGTGTAGTAAAGAACTCCTTGAGTAACTGCATCAAAGTTAACAGTTCCAGTTGCTGCAGTAGCAGATACTGTAGTGCGTTCTTCTGGGCTAAGTAAAATTTTATTTGATAAAGTATCTGTGGTCGCTTTACCTACTAAGGTATCGGTAGCAGCAGGTAGCGTAAGCGTTGTGGTGCCAGCTACTGCAGTTGCCTGCACTGTAGTAGTTCCAGATGTAGATCCAGTAAATGCAAAGGATGATACAGGTGAGGCGCTATTACGGAATAAGATCAAGTCTTCTGAGGTAAGCACGTGCTTAACAGATGCACCGGCATTGTGAGTAATACCAGATACTCCAGCAGTTCCTGTGCCTGCTTGTCCTCGACTGATTGTGAAAGTATCACCAGATACACCAGTGACATAAACAATTTCCTCATTAACAGTATCGTGATCTATCGCAACGGTGAAGATATCTACGTTGCCAGGATCAAGGGTTATGCCACCAAGCAAGGCTGTAGCAGCAGCAACTGATGGAACTGTCATAGTAGTAGCGGTAGTATTGATACCACTATTAAGCGTTGTCTCAACGCTAATGGATGAATATTCTCTAGTCATTTATCTGCCTTACTTGGTATAGTGGATTCGGATTGGGTACTTGTCTTGCAATTTAAGTGCTTCTTCATTAAGTCTCTGGTTGTATAGAGCATAGATATAGCGAGATGAAGCCACACCTGCACTACTTGAAATCTTGGTATCGTTAAGATCAGCCTCTGCAGAACTCAGGTTGATTCGACCAGCATCAAGGTATGAGAGCAACTTGTAAGAGGCACCGAGGATTGCTACCTCCGCAGAAGAAGCAGGTAGTCCGGTCACATCAGCGTAGTCATCTGTGTTGCTATCTAAAGTAGTTGGTTCAGTTGTATACCAGACCTGTACTGTTCTACCAGGTTGGATGTTCTCGTAGATGTTTACAGTGTTCTGTGTGTTAAATGCTGCAACGTTAGCCATTGGATCTGCACGCCAGCGGTTGATAGGTAGCCACTCAAGGCTTGAGCCTGTGGTCTGCCAAGACATATACAGGATTGATTCAGCATCATCAGGCAACGGATAGGTTGTCTGGCTTGCATTAAAGGTAAAGGTAGTTGAAGCAACAGCCCAGAGTTTAGGATAGAGGCTATTGATTACATCGTTGATAGCCTTCTTAATCATCAATCGTGGGAAAGTTGGAGCAAGGGTAACTTGGGCATACTGTGCGTGAGGAGCAGGAGATGTTCCCTGATAGCCACGACCAAAGCCTGGAGCTGCGTTGAGTGTGCTAGTTGACTGGTTGAAGTTATCAATCCAGATCAGTTCGTCATCAACTTCGATGACACCTTTAGCAAGGTTGGCAGATGAGCCAATGGTCATAGCAAGATCAGTTGTATTGATCGCTGCCGTAAGGTAGGAGATTCTATCTTGACGCAGGGTATAGCCTGCTAGAGATGAGCGAACCTCATCAATCATTTCATTCAGTGTTGGCATTATTTCCTCTCATACCAGCCATCTCCCCATAGAGTTAGCAGTCGTGCAAAGTATTGCTCGTATTGTGGTGCAATAGCATCTAGTGAATACAACGCTACTGCTCTCTTGTGTATTGCTACTGGGTCTAAGTCCTTGACCCACTCTGTTGCTACTGCAAACTCCATTGCATTTCTGCAACGATATCCAGTAACACCTTGTGGGTTAGTCTCAGTAAAGGCTCCCCAGTCTGTAGTAATCGTTGGAGTACCGCAGGCTTGCGCCTCAATTACTACATTGCCAAAAGGTTCGATATAAAGTGTTGGAGCAAATAGGGCAATAGCACCACCCATTAACTTTGCTCGTTCTTCTGGACCGACAGGTCCTACCCATTCGCCGTATTCAATCTTTGGGTTTGTGCCAGGACCAGCCATAATGAGCTTGAGTCCTAGTTCTTTACAGACGTGCTGTGCTACAACTAAACCTTTACGATCTACCATACGTCCTACGTAGAGGTAGTAATCTTCCTTCTTCTCTTGCAACGGAAACATCTCAGGTTCTAAGTAACCAGGAATGACCGCATCGTAGAAGTTACCATCTACCAAGGTAGGGTTCTTAAACATTGCATAGATGCTGTGCATCCAAGCGTAAGACTCAAAGACCTTGTACTTGCTAAAGACTCCACCGTAGCCCACGCCAAACTCTACGCTCATATAGTCTGGGTAAGCATCTGCTATCGGTTTCTGTGAATAGCCACCGATCAGGCAGATAAAGTCTTTTGGCTGTAGGCGCTTGCCTAACTCTTTAATAGCGTTATTGTTAAATATCTGCCAGTGAGGTAGTTCATTATTGAACTCAGCTTCAGTGTAGTGCTTACCATCTAGGGCTTCTGCTTGCTGTTCTTTAGTGATGCAGGTGATTAACTCATCTACCGGCGCTTCATTATCTTCACTAGCATAGAGATAGACCGTATGGCCTAGGCTCTTCATCATCATACAAAAGCGTCTAACCTTCTCGGTATAAGCGCAGTTGACGTAATCTTTAGTTGTTTGGGTATGTGGCAGGCTTATGACGTGGAATCTCATAGCCTTATTCTACAGGTAGATCCTCTGATTCAGCTTCTACGGGAGCCTGATACACAGGCTCTGGCACATCCTCTAAAACTACCTCATTGCTCAAAACATATTCGCCTTGGGCGCAGACATTGCACTTGGTCACTACCTGAGCATCGCTAGGCTTGCGTGTTTCCATATAAAAGTGGCTGCAGCAAGTCGAGTTATATTCGTATCTTATTGGCATTTTTTCTCCTTAGTAATATAAATAAACAACGCCGTTACCGCCTGAACCAGCAGTGCCAAGTGTTGAGGCTGCGCCGCCCCCACCACCACCTGAGCCGCCGTTACCACCATTGTTATCAACGGCATTGGCTCCATCGCCTGTGCGACCAGCACCGCCCCCACCACCGCCAAAAGTTAAACCTGTGCCTGATGTGCCTGTACCGCCTGCAAAGAAATCGCCAGTGCCACCGTTACCGCCAGTGCCAACGCCTGTTGTACCTGCTGCACCGCCACCGCCACAGATAAGTCCGAGATTACCGTTACCAGCAGTTCGTGTACCTGTTGCAGTGGCTTGACCTGCGGCACCGCCTGCTGAAACACCAGGGGCTTCTCTACCCCCTGCATATCCAACTGCTGCTGCGCCAGCCGCAGGTGCGCCAGTGTAAGAAACTGTTGAGTTAGTTCCTGTTGCAGTTGTTGCACCACCAGCAGCACCACCAGCAGTTGAGTTTTGCCCACCTGAACCACCGCCAGCCATCACCATTCCGTAGATTGATGAGTTGCCGTTAGCACCAGCAGCAGAAACCGCAGTACCTGTACCACCTGAACCAACTGTTACGGCATTTGAAATATAAGTCCAACCAGCAGAATAACCACCTGCACCACCGCCACCGCCACCGCCTGTGGTCTGTGTGCTTCCTGCCCCACCGCCACCAATAACGATTGCATAGACTCGATTGATGCCAGTTGGGATTGTGACTGAACCAGATGTGGTAAAAGTTTGTTGCAGTTTGAGTCCGTATGGGGAGTCAGTAAATGATGAGTTTGAGTAAATCGTTGCACTCATAGTAGTTCCATTCTAGTAGAAAAGATAAAGAATTCCGTTGCCGCCAACGGCACGTGTTACGCCAGAACCACCACCACCACCACCTAAACCGCCTGCACCACCAACTGTTGTAACTGCGTTTGAACCATTACCAGCAATTCCTGCACCGCCACCGCCTGCACCATTGGTGTTTGTACCAGTTGAACCTGAGCCACCAGTTGTTACTGCACCAGTCAAAATGTTGATACCGTTCCCACCATTACCACCTGTGCGAGTACCTGTTGTGGTACCTGCTCCACCTGCGCCGCCACCAACTAAACCATTACCACCGTTGCCACCTGTATTTGTTCCTGAACCAGAAGTATTACAGTTTGCACCGCCACCGCCGGAAATACCATCGCCACCATTACCACCTGTTAGGCTCCCTGTTACAGTGTTGCCACCGCCACCGCCAGCACCATTTGCAGCATTACCAGACTGCCCAGCAGCCGATGAACCACCAGCACCGCCAGGTATTCCCCAATAATTTGTGCCACCTGCGCTTGCAGGCGCACCACCACTGCCAAGTGTTCCAGTGCCGTTGTTTGCACCACCACCACCTGCAATGATATTTCCATAGCGTGTATAGCCACCAGTAGTGCTAACCGCACCACCAGCACCAACAACACAAGATGAGGTAGCTAGTGTCCAACCCCAAGCAACACCACCTGCGCCACCACCGTTAGGGCCAGCAGCACCGCCACCGCCACCACCAACTGCAATAGCATAGACAAAGTTTATTCCATCAGGGATTGTCACTGATGTTGTACCAGCAAGAATTGTTTGGCGTAGAAATAATCCGTATGGCAAATTAAAATGTGTGTTTACAAATGGAGTATATGTTGCACTCTGCATCCCGATAGATACGGGGTTGCCAGCTTGACCTTTTCGATTTGGGTTACTCATAGTTGCTCCTAGTAAAAAAGGTAAAGTATTCCTGCGCCGCCTGCGCCTGGCGCACCGCCACCACCAGCGCCACCACCACCAAGACCACCGCCGCCACCTGTTGGACCTGAACCATTTGAACCATTACCAGCAATTCCTGCACCGCCACCACCTGCACCGTTTGATGCAGTTCCAGTAGTGCCAGTTCCTCCTGTAGTTACTGCGCCTGTTAAAATATTTATTCCATTACCGCCGTTGCCACCAACACGAGTACCTGTTGTTGTTGAAGCACGACCACCGCCACCGCCTGCTAAACCATCGCCACCATTGCCACCTGTATTGGTTTGGCTTCCTGCAGTAAACACTGAGCCACCGCCACCACCTGAAATTCCATTACCACCATTACCTGCGTTTGCTACTAGGTTAGTTCCAGCACCACCGCCACCACCACTGCCGTTTTCTCCTGCGGCTGCTGAGTTTAGCAATCCACGATTACCACCAGGGGTTCCCCAATAGTTAGTAGCACCAGCACCTGCGTTACCGTCACCTTGACCGCCACCACCGCCACCGCCGAGTGTTCCACTTGTAAGGTGTTGTCCACCACCGCCTGCAATTACATTACCGTAACGGGTATAGCCACCAGCAGTGCTTGCAGGACCACCAGCACCAACTACACAACTAGATGTTGCCAAAGTCCAACCCCAAGCAACTCCACCAGCACCACCAGCACCATTAGAAGTACCACCACCGCCACCGCCAACTGCAATGGCGTACACGAAAGTAATACCAGCAGGAATAGTTACAGATGTGGTTCCTGCGTTGATTGTCTGTTGTAGTTGCAAGCCATAAGGCAAGATAAAAGATGTGTTAGCAAAAGGTGTTTCCGAATCACCGTGTATCTGAGTAGATACGGGACCTGTGACTTGACCTCGGCGTGATGGATTAGCCATCAATGCACCTCGCGTGGTTCCAAATAAGAATGATGAGAACGGTTACTAAATAAGCGACTAAGTATTTCATTAGCTGATGCGATTGATGTAGCCTGAAATCGTAATGACTGAGGCAGTTGCAGCAAAGGCTGCAACGGTAGATCCTGTAGTGCCATCACCTGTTAGCGGAAGCCCTGCAACGATAAGAACGTCACCAGATTGTGGAGCAAGGGTGATCGGCTTTGCGTGTTGCACAGCTCCTGTGCCACCGAATTGAACGGTGAGCAATACAGGTGAAGTCGAAGTGTTGTTGGCATATAGCCAAACTTCGTCAATGATTGAGGCAGATGTGCCTGTTGTATGGATAGTTGTACCAGTTGAGGCAGTAGCCACAACGGTAGTAGGCGCACCTGTTGATGAGCTAGATAAAAGCGTCTTTACATATGTTGCCATTTATTTTCCTATCCGAAAACTTGGTTTGCTAAAATGTATTGGTCAGAGTCAGTTGCTACCGCAGGTCCTGTTGCACCAGTAGGACCAGTTGAACCAGATACTCCTGTGGCACCTGCAGGGCCAGTAGCACCAGCAGGTCCAGTTGCACCAGTCGGTCCTGTCGGACCAGTAGGTGAAGGTTGTCCTGTAGCACCGATAGGTCCCGTTGCTCCACTTGGTCCAGTAGCACCTGTTGGTCCTGCTGGTCCTGTGGCTCCCGTAGGTCCAGGCACTGTGCTATCAGCACCAGTTGGACCAGTTACACCTGTTGGACCGCTAGGTCCTGGTTGACCAGTTGCACCGACTGGACCAGTAGCTCCGCTTGGACCTGCAGGTCCTGTAGCACCTGCTGGCCCTGTCGCTCCTGTTGGTCCTGCGACGGTGCTTGCAACACCAGTTGGACCTGTCGCACCAGTTACTCCAGCAGGGCCTGTAGCCCCTGTTGGTCCAGCAACTGTAGAATCTGCACCCGTTGGCCCAGTAGCACCAGTAGCGCCAGTAGGCCCAGTGGCCCCTGTAACGCCTGTAGGACCTGCAATAGAAGAGGCAGCACCTGTGGCTCCAGTAGGTCCTGTAGCCCCTGTAGGGCCTGTAGCGCCCGTAGGACCGGCAACTGTACTGTTAGCACCAGTTGCACCAGTTGGACCCGTAGAACCCGTAGGACCAGTAGGTCCCGTTGGGCCAGTTACTCCTGGAATACCTTGTGGACCTTGGTTATTTGAGAGGACAACAGAAGTTTCCGCTTGATCTTCTACGGTAACAATGACCTGCATCTCACCCGTTTGGGGATCAACGCTGACGACTGTGTTATCTAAAGAGTTCTGGGAGAATACTACTGTTGTCTCACTCATAGGGTCACGCCTGCTGTAACTACAAACTTACCTTCAAGTAGTCGAGTAATAACAGACCCTGAGTTTAGAACAAAGTCATAGGCATATCGTGATGGGGCAAAGTCTGCCGTCACTGCAGCGCTGATAAGTATGGCTACAGTTCCAGCAGCACCACCAAGGGTGATGCCATTGCCATTGGTCAATACAAGGGTTGTTGTATTAGAACCAACAAATGGTCTAATCGTCATAGTGGCGCTGTAGCCAGTAAGATCCCAAAGTGTATTACCAGTTTGGATTGTAAAGTCAAGTTCAAATGTGGTCGCTTGATCGCAGACCATATTGTATTTAGCACTCACGTAGAGACTCCTCTGAGAGCTTGCGCTGCAGGTAGTTGAAAAGTACCAGCGATAAGGTTACATACACCGCTGTAATCGAGACGGTTAGACGTAGTGGTCCCCGCAATCGCATTTAATACTCCTACTGTATCTGTTAAATTTGTTGTTACTGATCGTTGAACTGCCCATTGGCGAGCAGCAAGTGCTTCACCTACCATCGCCCCTGGTGCTCGATAGGTGCCACCATTAGCAAGACGATTCAGTTCATCTAATAGCGTTGTACCGTATTCTCCTAGTGCCACCTATATCTCCTCTACTTCTTCTTGCGAGCTGCTGCTGCGTTATCTACTAAGTTTGGATAAGGCCGTCCTGCTGCCTTAGCCTTGGCCTTTGCTGCTGCTTTTTGTGCAGGCGTTAGCGCCTTTGATGTCTTCTTAGGATTCTTCTTATCCCAAAATGCTACTTTCTTTTTCATTTGCAACTACAATCCCAAGCACGAAGTGACTTGTTTATTCTTGAGTTCGGATCTCTTGCTGTCTTAGCAGAAGTCAACTTAGACTTCATACCGCACATACGACCACAGAAGGACTTGCGCCGTCCTGCAGACTTAGGTGATTTAGCAGCCTCAGCCTTCTTGACTGGAGGCTTGAGGTTCATCCCCTGCGCTTTAGCAGAGGCACGACCCTTGGCGTTAAGGCCACCCTTTGGGTTCTTGCCTTCTTTGCGCGTCCAAGCAGGAGACTTAGCCATTACTTAGCAGACTTTCCCATTGCACCAGTCTGTAGTGACTCATAAGTCTCGTACTTCTTAGCACCTTCGTACTGCTTATCAGGTGTTGGGTACTTTGCAATATCTTCTTCTGTGTAGTTTTCCATCACTTCTTCTTTCCCATCTTCTTCTTAGAAGGCTTAACAACCATCTTCTTGCCGGTCTTCTTGGCTTCCATCTTGGCTGCTGCCATACCCTTTGGTCCGTATGAAAATTCTTTCATTCCTACTTTTGGCATTTTTTCTCCTTAGTTCTTGAAGGTCATAGTGATCCCATCGAAAGCCTTACCAGCCTCGTTGGAAAGTTTAACTGCTGCATCTATATCTTTACTTTTTGTAGACCGTGGTTCTATTCCTTGACGTGTTGCATCGTAGTAAGACTGTAGTTCTTTATCGTGTTGCTTAGCAGTAGGAATACCATTAGCCCGTAAAGAGACTTCATTTACTTGTAGCCCTAGAACCTTGCAACCAAAGCAGGTTGCTACTGGTTCAGGATGATCTTCCCAATGCTTCATACTTGAGTCAACCAACTTCCATATCCGGCATTAGTTAGAACCTGTGCTTGGTAATCACTGATTGTATATTCGTGACCACCAAGGAAGTAATAACTAGCTGCTGCTAGATCATCTTGGCTAGGAGTCAAGGTTGCTGTAACAGTAGTTCCGTTAACGATCAGAGTCTGACCACGAGGGATATCTGTCAGGCTAGGAGCAATAGCACCATCAATGGTTCCACCATTAAGACGGCGACCAGCAAGGCGTGAGTATGCAGTGTATTCACCAGCACCTGCGCCCCAAGTTTGCCATTGGTAGGGTGTTGTTAACGTATAAGTCATATTTAACCTTTCCTAAGTGACAGAGGTGGGTTTGACCCCACCCCTGCCGTTGCACGTAGCGGAATTATCCGTTTGTTGCTGCAGACTCAATGCGATAGAGCGCTGCTTCACGAAGGCGTGCAAAGCCTCCGAAGTAGTACCAACCGATTGTGCGGAAACGACGGAGTGCATCAATCTCTGGACCGATAACGGTTGAGATATCTGCAGCCTGTGCTTCAGCCAATGCTTCACGACCTGCGACGATTGCGCGGTAGTTGTTGGTGAATGTAACAGTACCTGTATCAGCAACAGATGAGATGTTGCTTGCTGTGAGAGCATAGGTAAATGTTGTTGTTGATGGAACAGATGCAACAGTGTATGTACCGTTGATACCTGTGTTAGTTGTAGCAGCAACTGTTACGATCTGGTTTACACCAAGGCCGTGAGCAACTGCTGTTGTAACTGTTACAACGTTTGATGTCAATGCAACGTTAGTGATTGACACTGTAGGTGTGATACCTGTAGCGAGCTTGAATCCATTGAGAACACGTGGTGTCTCAACGATGAAAGCGCCTTCGATAACTCCTACTGCACCAGCAACGAACGGTGTACGCTCTACGTACTTTGTTAGTTCCTGGAATCCGCCTGTACCAGTCTCAGCGCGAAGGTCTGCTGACTGACGTGGGTGGAGGTATGCTGCATAGAGTTCACCCATACGAGGCAATGCCTTGTTTGTGCGAAGTGATACAACAGCGTTGCGGATGTCTGCAACTGACATTGTATCTGCAGCAAGAACTGTTGCAGATGATGTTGGAGCAGAACCTGATGGACCGTTAGCGTAGATTGCGTTAGTTCCTGCTGAGAGGACCTGACCTACTACGTTGTCAATCGAATCTGCTGCGTTGTACGCGATGATATCAGCAAGAGCTGAGTCAACGTCGTTGAATGAAGTTAGGTTCAACTTCTTTGTTGTTGTTACTGCTGAACCGTATTCGTTCAGAGTTACTGTAACCTGTGATGGGTTACCGAGAGCAATGGAAGATACATCTGATGTTTCTGTCAATGTAGAAGTAGCTTGCGCTAAGTCTGAATAGATTGAGAATACAACTGATGATCCTGGCATTGCCTGTTGCACTGGCTTGACGTCAGCAAGTGAACGCATAACTGGAATGGAGCGAAGCGCCATTCTGACATATTGGTCGTATGCGGTCTGTACTAGAGCGCTGATCGTCGAGCTAGAGGTGGGGGTACCTGTTGGGATAGCCATTTGGGTCTAGCCTTTCGTTTAGGATCGGATGTTAGAGTCCAGACAATCTAATGACTTCATCTAACTCTTCGCGGCTATTTGCGTTCATAAGTTTTTGCATTATGTCTGCATTATGTTCTGGCGATGAGCCTGAATCTGCAGTGTTAGTCATTCTCTTATACGCAGCAGCCTGA